AGCGATTGCGACGGGCAATACATCCCCATCATCGAATGCAACGGCACGCTGATCAACATCAACGGCAAGTTATCGAAGAAAGGCATCATCAGGGACGCAAAGGGCCCGCAACGCATGCTCAATTATTACTCCACGCTGGAGGCCGAGAACGTCGCGCTGCAACCCAAGGCACCATGGATCATGGAAGAGGGACAGATCGAAGGACACGAAGACAAATGGAGGTCAGCGAACCGCAAGTCATTCTCTTATCTGCTTTACAAAGGCACCAACATCGGTGGCAAGCCAGCACCACCACCACAACGACAGTCATTCCAAGGACCACCCGCTGCGATACTAGCCGCAAAGCAAGGCAATACCGAAGCCATGAAAGCTGTCACCGGCATTCGCTTTGATGCGACTATGAGCGAGCGCATGCACGATGAAAGTGGCAAAGCCATCAGGGAACTGAATAACAACGCCAACCTTGGGGCTTATCACTACATCGACAACTACGGCCGCGCGTTGAAGAATACCGGCATTGTCTTTGTAGACTTGATTCCACCTACCTATGACAGCAGGCGCATTGTTTCAATCCTTGACGAGACAGGAGCTGAAGACCGGGTGTGGATCAACCCGAGCATGGCCAAGGCGCATGCTGAAGTGCTCGGCAATACACCTGAGTCAGACCAGCCCAGCAAGATCAAGATGTTCAACCCAAAGATCGGGCGGTATCAAGTTACCGTTACCATCGGCCCTAGCTATGCGACCAAGCGTATTGAGGCTACCGAAAGCCAGATCGACTTTGCCAAGGCATTCCCGCAGATTGCCGGGTCTATCGCCGACCTCATTGCGAAGAACGCAGACTGGGACGGCGCCGAAGAAATCTCCGCACGGTTAGCCAAGGCGTTGCCACCAAACCTGCTTGCGCCTAGCCATGAGGATATGAACCCGCAGGTCGAAGCAATGATCCAAGGCCTGCAGCAGCACATCCAGCAAATGTCCCAGCAGATGCAAGCCATGGGCAAGGAATTGCAAGACCGCCAGGCAGATCGCAATGTAGCAATGGAAGGTATTGTCAAAACTTTTGAAGCAAAAGTTATTGCTGTTGCGCAAAAGATGGAGGCGGACAACAATAAAAAAGAGATGCACATTCAGTCCACCATTGGTCGGCAACTGGGTGAAATATCCAAATCCATTGCTCAATTTGAAGCAGCACAGAAACCCACTGGCCAACCGGCAGCCAAGCAAAAGTGATTGCATTGTCACGAACATAAGAATATATTATTCGAAAGCCACGTCGGATGACGTTGCATTCCCACAGCAGGAGCAGCATGAACAGTTTCATCATTCACTATCTGAAGGCCCGTGTGCTTAGTTGCGCACTGGGTCTTTTTTTCGTCTGTAAAACTTTACCAGTGAGGTTCACTGGGCTTATCCGTGGAGATCACCATGCCTGAAGAAATCAACAAAATGGAAGTCATCAAAACAGCAGCCGTCGATGTAAAGGCAGCTGAAGCCACCAGCACGTCCGTCGCCAAAGCAGAGCCAAGCATGGCAGAGTACGCCAAGATGCGTGAAGCTGAAGCGCGCGGTGAAGAATACAAACCAGCAAGCACTGAAGCTACCGCCGCCGCCACGGAAGAATCCGCCGCCGCCACGGAAACAAAAGCCGATGACAAGCCAGCCGGTGAAGAAGATCCGCTCACGCAGATCGAAGAAAGCACACGTAGCCAAGAAAGGTATTGCCAAGCGCATGGGCGAACTGACCGCCGAACGCGACGCCGAGAAAGCCAAGGTAGCAACAGCAGCCGCCGAAGCAGAGAAGGCCAAGCAGGAAGCCAAAGCAGCCCAGGATGAACTTGCAAAACTCAAACAGGAAGCCGAAGCAAGGGCGGCAATCAAAGTGCCTGAAGCCAAGGACGATCCGCTCCCAGACCGCGAGACATTCAATGATCCGGATGACTACAACCTGGCTATTGCCCAGTATGCCGCCCGTCAGGAACTGAGAAAGGCCAGCGAATCGGCCGCCGCCGCAGAAAAGGAAAGGCAGGAAGCCGCCAAAGCAGAGTCTGAAAAGGCTCGTATCGAGGCTGTGAACGCACAGGTTGTAGAACTTCACAAAGGCTTTCATGAGCGCGTCACTACTGCGAAGACCGATTACCCTGACTTCGATGAGAAAGTCACCAACAACGAGAAGCTTGTTGTGCGGAACGACGTGTTCTTCGAAATCGAGCGGTCAGAAATGGCACCGCACATCCTGTACCACTTGGCCAACAATCCCGATGAGGTCAAAAACCTCAATCAATTAGCACCACGCGACGTGATACGCCGCATGGCTGTTCTTGAACTTGAACTGAAAAGTGAACGCAAACCGAAACCATCGAAAGCCGCTGCACCGATCAAGCCGGTCGGCAGCCGCACATCACCGGATCGCAAGACACCGGATGAGGAAAGCATGGCCGAGTACGCGGATAGGGTCAATCGGGAAGAACAACAAGCAAAAGCCGCCCGCAAAGGCGCTCGTCACTAACCGGGCAGATCAAACGCTCTGCCCAATTTGAAAAGGAATCATCATGAGCACAGAAACCCTTTTAACGCCGTCGATCATCAGCAAGGATTCGCTGACGATTCTGGCAAACAATCTCGTCATGGCAGGGCGGGTAAACCGGCAGTTTGAGGAACAGATGGGCGCGAAAATCGGCACCCAGCTGACCATCCGCAAACCCAACAAGTTTCTCGTTTCCGAAGGCGCTGGACTGGCTGTTCAGGATATCAACGAACCGTCCACTTCCATCACCATCACCAACCAGTCACACATCGACTTCCAATTTGGAACCGCTGCGCTGACTCTGGTGATCGAGGAATTCCGTGAACGCTACCTGAAACCAGCCATGGAAAAACTGGCAAACCGCATTGACCGCGGTGGTGCTGGCCAACATTCCAAACATCTACAACGAAGTAGGCACACCGGGTACTACCCCGAATGCTTTTTCGTACATCGCGCAAGTCGCACAGCGCCTGGACGAAGAAGCAGCCCCGCAGAATGATCGAACTCTGGTCATGAACCCCAAAGCATACTGGGGCGTCTGCGTCGGCATCAGCACGGTGTACGTACAGTCGGTAGCAGAACCAGGCTTCAAGGGCTTCATACCGAACATCGCCAACTTCGAAATCTTCCTCGACCAGAACGTGCCAACCCAGCAAACCGGGACATACAGTGGAACAGCAACTGTATTCGGCTCAGGACAAACTGGCTCAGTGCTGGTGACAAGCGGATGGGGGGCAAGTCTTGCAACCCTGCTGAATGTGGGCGACGTATTCACTATCGCCGGCGTGAACGCAGTCAATCCTGAAAGCCTGGCCAGTACCGGTTCATTGCGCAACTTCGTGGTGACGGCTACGGCAAGCTCCAGTGCAGGCGGTGCATCGTCAATCTCGATCTACCCGGCAATCACCCCAACTGGTGCCTACGCTACCGTGGATGCCAAGCCCTGTATCGGGAGCAGCCATCACTGTGATTTCCGGCTTGTCCGGTGCCAATCTGACCAAGAACATCGGCTTCACCAGGGACTGCTTTGGTCTGGTGACAGTACCGTTGATCATGCCAGAAGGTGTCGACTTCAAAGCACAGGAAGTCTACAAGGGCATCAGCCTGCGTGTGATCCGTGCCTACGACATCAACAATGACGTTCTGCCAACGCGGATCGACATTCTGTGGGGCACTGCAACGTACTACAACGAGTTGGGTTGCCGTCTGACGAACTAAACGGAAGGCTATTCAATATGGAAGAGGAAATCACCAAGCGCGAACCGTTGTATCAGGTGTACGCGGAAGAAACAAAGACCGGGAATCTGGTTGCTGTTCCGATGTTCCCGCGGGCGATGAAGGTGAATACTGATGAATGGGTAAACCTGATGGAAGAACAGATCCGTCTCGGCAATGAAAAACGCTATGTGAAACCACAATCAGCACTCTTGCTTCCAAACTCTTAACGCTTTACTTTTTCGAAGGAAAAATCATGAAGAAATTACTTTTAATTGGACTGGCTATCGCGATGATGGTCGCTGGGGTGGCTTATGCCGGCCCGGTCATGGCGGATGTGATACATCATGCATCTGCCTTGGGTTGGGACAGTGGTCTGTCGCTAACGGGGATGGCGCTGACTAACATCGCCACACAAGTAACGGCAACGTCAACTGTATTTCAGACGCCGGCAACCAATGTTTCACAAACTGCGTTAGCTGCTGCAGTAACCGGTGTCGGGACTCAGGACAATGCACTGTTGACTGGGGCGACAGGTGCCGGCGTGATCATCAAGTACCAGACTGGCGATTATTCCGTTTGCAGTTCCGGCTACGACTTGTGCGCAAAATACCTCGTCCGTCACGACCAACGTACAACCAGGATGGCAATTCCTTTCCGCCACTTCTGGATCGGTGTATGCGGCCAACAAACCAGCGATGCAGGCCGGCTTGGGTATTGCAGGACTTTCTTGCGGCACGACGGGTATCATCAACGTCAATTACCTCAACATTTCAGGGGCAGCAATTACCCCGACCGGAGAGGCAAATGATGTGATGGAATTCCGTTCCGGTCCGTTGAACACCACGTCTGTACTGTCACCAGCAGCCGTGCCTGCCAATACCACGACCGAGCAAATTTTCACCATCGTACCAGGTGCCGGCCAACCTACCATCTGCTTGCCTGGTACAGTGGCCATCGTCAACAAGCCAACCAACCAAGCTGCTCTCGGGTATTCAGTTTTTGCCCGCGTAGTCGGTATCAATCAGGTTGGCGTGACATTCGGCTATGTAGCGAATGCCACTACCGCGGCATCAACGACGATCTTGCCGACGGCTGCAGAGACGTATTCGTTCGCTTTTCTGCCACAGTTGAACGCATACAGCCCCGCTCTGATTTACGGAATACCTTCAGGGGCAACTGCAATCGGCAACTCGACGACACTCGAACAAACAACTGGTGTCACTGGGGTTTATTTGTCGGACATGGTGACTGGTATTTCCCGGGCGTCTTCAGCAGCCGCAGGACAGTTTGTGGCTGGCGGACGAGTTTCTACCGGGCTTCCAGGTTCGGTGACCAGTTCGATTTACCTGAACTATGGTGCAGTGGTTACCAGTGCAACCCCGACCACATCGGAAGTTGTGCTGGCCAGCATACTGCGTCAGGCTCCGTTGAACCCGATGATGATCTACAACCAAGCTATTGCTGCAACGTCTTGCCCTGCCACTACCACGGTGGAAGCAACGACCACGGTAACCGGTCTGGTGGTGTCAAGCTCGGTGCTGGTCAACAAACCAAGCCTGACTCCAGGGATCATGGTGGTGGGTGCGCGTGTCAGTGCGGCAAATACACTGGCAATAACGTACGCCAACCTCACTGGCTTATCGGTCAATATCCCTTCCGAGGTCTACACGATCGGCAATATCCAGTTGCAAGGCCCAGGTCTGGGCTTGACAACCACTGCCGGCCTATTTGTGGCGCAATCGTACTACCCGTCATTGCAGCAAAGCGTTACCTTGGCAAACGCGCTGCGCGCTGCCTTGATTGCGGCTGATGCGGTAATGTCACTTGGTGCAAGCACCACGTCATAAAGCAGTTGCAAGTCAATATGTAAAGTTGTAAATTGAACCCTCGCCAGAAATGGTGGGGGTTTTTTCATTTAATCAAAGGAGAATATCTTGAGAATTTCAATCGTCATCCCTGCCTATAACGGCGCCAAATACATTGCAAACGCAGTCAAAAGCGCACTCGCGCAACGGTTCTATGATGACACCGGCATGCAGGAACTTTTCGAAGTCATCGTGCGCGATGATGGTTCAACTGACGGCACACTGGAAGCACTTCGCGAATTACAGGCACTGGACAAGCGCTTGCGTGTAGTGGTTGGTGATCATTGCGGTGCCATTGCCAAGTCTTTTCAGGCTGCCTTTGATCTTGCGACATCGCGCTACGTGGTGATCATGGGACAGGATGACCTGATCGACGAGAACTACGTCGCGCGCACGCTGGCGGAATTCAAGGATCAAGTGGCGATGGTTTCATGCTGGCCGCGCTTCATCGATGCCGATGGGAATCCCTACACCAATCAGGCGGATCCACGTCTGGCCATTCCAAGGCCACCCAACACAACAAGCGAAGAATTCTTGCGCATCTTCCGCATGGGTAATATGTATTTCGGCATCAACACATATCTGCGCAGCGCCGTGATCGAGGCGGGCGGGTTCGACGAGAACGCCGGCTGGTTGCTGGATCTGGACCTGTATATCAGACTGGCGCAAAAGCACAGCATCCACGTCATCGAGGAAGAGCTTTGTTCGCTTGGCCTGCGCAATGACACCACCAGTTACATCACCAGCGACAAACTCCCAAAGCAACACCAGTACGATATCTACGTCAGGGAAAAGAACTTCAAGCCGACCACCCGCAAAGTGGTCTTCGCGACACCTTGCTACATGTCACAGGAAAATGCCAACTTCGGCGAGTCGATGATCTATACCTTGCGCATGCTCACACAAGCCGGCATAGAGTGGGAATTGATTCGCGTGAATGGCGATTCGTATGTCGATCGCGCCAAGAACACCATCGTCGCCAACTTCCTCGAAACTGACGGTACAGACCTGATCATGATTGATTCAGACGAGTCATGGCATCCGACCGCGATTTCACGCCTGCTGCAACATCCGGAAGACATCGTGACCGGGGCCTACCCGTTCAAGAACAACTGGGGGCAGTTTGCCGGCACGCCGCTGGTAACGATGCAAGACGGTGTGCCAACCTACACCGGTCGCGAACTGTCCGATGGGGCATGCCTGCTGGAAGCCTACAGCGTCGCCGGCGGGTTCATGCGCATCAAACGGGACGCACTGATCAAGTATGCGCAGGCGTATCCAAACGACATCTACATGGATGACTACGCCTGGCCGACGCGCAAGGGCAGAATCTATACCTCTTATTTCATGTGCGACATCAAGGACTATCAGCGCTACGGCGAGGATGCATACTTTTCGCGCCGCATGCGCGAGGCCGGGATAAAACTCTGGATCGATCCGAACATCACCATTCAGCACCACGGCATGCATACCTGGTCGGGTAACTTCCACGAACAGATGAAGCGCACACCGGAACAGGTTGCTGAAGTCGCGGAACAGATGAAGAAAAATGCCGAGGCCAATTCCACGACCGGCACCGGCGAAGAAGTCACATCATGAAGTGCCGCCATTGTGGTGCAGAATTGGCATTGCAGATGGCGGACCTTGGCACCGCGCCACCATCAAACGCCTTCCGCTCTACCCCTGATGGGGTGGAGTCATACTACCCTTTGCAAGTGCTTGTCTGTACCGAATGCTGGCTTGCCCAGACGAATCTTGACCTGTTCAAGCTGGACTATGACGAGCTCTTCACCGCAGACTACCCTTACTATTCCAGCACGTCGTCCAGTTTTGTTGCGCATGCCAAGCGCTATGTCGAGGACATGACCAAGCGGTTTGAGTTGGGGCCTGACTCGCTGACTGTGGAAATAGGCTGTAACGATGGGTATCTGCTGCAATTTGTGAAAAATAAATGCTACGGATTCGAGCCTACCATGACTGCAAAAATGGCGATAGAAAAAGGAATTCGTGTACTCAATGCTTTTTTTACTGAAAATTTTGGCAAAGAAATGACATTGGGCGGGAAAGCCGACCTGATGATTTGCAACAACGTCCTGGCCCACGTCCCTGACATCAACGACTTTGTGCGTGGCTTCACCGCGCTGTTGAAGGATGACGGTGTAGCGACGTTCGAGTTCCCGCACTTGCTCAGTCTGGTGAAGAACAACCAGTTCGACACGATCTACCATGAGCACTACAGTTACCTTTCGCTCACCGCAGTCAGGCGGATATTCAATGCCAATGGGCTTTACATATTCGACGTTGAGTGCATACCGGTGCATGGCGGCAGCCTGCGCGTATATACGCAGAAAAAAATGGGTAGTAAGCGTAGCGTTACCGATATGGTGCGCATGATCCTTGATCGTGAAGAACATGCTGGCATGAAGACCGCCACGTTCTACACCGACTTCCAGATAGCGGCCGAGCGCGTGAAGAACAACCTGCTGGTATTCCTGCTGCAAGCCAAGCAATTGAAGCGCACCGTCGTCGGGTTCGGGGCCGCAGCAAAGGGTAATACGTTGCTCAACTTCGCCGGCGTGCGCTCTGACCTGATCCAGTATGTCGTCGACGAAACGCCCAGCAAGCAAGGAAAGTTTTTGCCTGGCAGTCGCATCCCGGTGCAGATGACATTCAGCACCAACCCTGATTACGTCCTAATTCTGCCATGGAATTTCAAGGATGACATTATCAATAAACTTGAATACATGCGCGTAAATGGCACCAAGTTCGTCGTGGCAGTGCCGAGACTGGAGATACTATGAAAATCATCATCAACACTGACAATCAAACCGTTGAAGTGCAGGAAAACGGTGCAGCCAAATGGGCGCCGCTCTATAGCAAGGAATCATTCGCACTATTTAACGATTTACAAATCAAAGTCGGTTGGCAGATGCGTTACCCATACACCGCATCATGGCTAGGCTTCCAGCTTCTGCAAATTCCGCCTGATGCCATGCGAATTCAGGAAATAATCTGCCAACAGCGCCCTGACTTCATTATCGAGACCGGTGTAGCCC